ACTCGGAGCCTGGGCAATACCATCACAAACACGCACACCCCAACAGCTACATCTCAGGTGTGTTTTATGTGCAGACCAACGCTGATGACAAGATTTATTTTTACAAAGATGGCTGGCAGCAGATCAAATTCCCACCTAACCAGTGGAATCCGTATAACTCTGAATCGTGGTGGTTTGAAGCCACAGCAGGAAAGCTGATTCTGTTTCCATCGTCACTGACGCATATGGTTCCTGATGTCAAAGGCGATGACACAAGAATCTCACTATCGTTTAATACCTTTCCCGTAGGTGTTGTCGGGGAAGAAATGGACTTAACTGGATTAAAGCTGGAGGCGTAATGGCTCACTTTGCCCGTATTGATGAAAATGGTGTTGTGCAACAAGTTGTCGTACTGGATAACAATGACACCTCTGATGCTTCTGGCGTAGAGAAAGAGCATATCGGCGCAGCGCATCTGGAAAAGATCCTTGGTGGTACTTGGAAGCAGACAAGCTACAACGGAAACATTAGAAAGAACTATGCAGGGATTGGCTACACATACAGGGCTGACATTGATGCGTTTGTACCGCCACAGCCTTTTGCCAGTTGGATTTTGAACAACGACACGGCACAATGGGAGCCGCCCACACCCATGCCGACGGATGGAAAGATGTATAGCTGGGATGAGGATACGACTAACTGGATCGAAATAATAAGGTAAAAATGTGTTCGGGTTCAATCCATTTGCAGGTTCGCCGTTTTCAGCGATCAGTGTATCGGGTGCCAACACATACCAAAAGGAAGTAGCCGAAACCGCTACCGGTTCTGACACAACCGAAGCAACCCTTACCCTAAGTACAGCCATTGCAGAAACAGCAATCGGTGCAGACACCACCAACGCAAACCTCACCATTGATTCGGCTGTTGCAGAAACAGCCACGGCAACAGACGCCACTGATTCAAACCTCGCCCTTGACTCGGCCGTTGCTGAGAGTGCAACGGCTTCTGACACAATCGATGCAACGCCCATACTAAGTGGGGTTATAGCCGAGACCGCTACAGGTACAGACTCCACTTCATCAAACCTTACCCTTGATACAGCCGTAGCCGAGACCGCTACAGGTACAGACTCCACTTCATCAAACCTCACGCTTAACGCTAACCTTGCCGAGACTGCCACAGCTACGGACTCAGTGACCGCAGGGGATATATTTAATGAATCGATTGCCGAGTCTGCAACAGGCTCAGATGCGGTTTCTTCCGAGAAGTTTATTAATACTCTGATTGCCGAGGCCGCAACAGCAACTGACAGTATCAGTGCAACATACACCTTGGTGGCTTCAGTTTCAGAAACTGCGCTTGGTGCGGATGCTGTAACGACTATTATTGATACTGCTGGTAACGTAGTTGAATCTGCGGTTGGTAGTGATCAAACATCTGTTTTAAAAGCGCATGAAGGTAATATTGCTGAGTCTGCGGCAGGTATAGATGAAGTAAACGCTGGGTTCCTTTATATAGAAGCTATTTCTGAACTTTCGTTAGCAACGGATTCAGACGAGTCGTTTTATACTGTAGGCGCTTTTGTTGCAGAGACCGCAATAGCAACGGATAATATAGAAACAATTGCTACCTTTGTTAGTTCTGTATCTGAAGCAGCCCAAGGGTTTGATTTTCAACAGGCAGGTGGGTTATTTAATGTAGCTGTTTTAGAGATTGCGTTAATTGCTGATGTAACATCTGTCCGAAAACAATGGGATCCTATTGACAACTCCCAAAATGCTGATTGGGGTAATATTGACATAGCCCAAAACCCTGGATGGGTATTGATTAACACAAATTAGGAGCACGTTGTGGCAACAGGCCGAACAGACTATCTTGACCTTGCGCTCCCAGTACAGGGTGAACTATCAGGTACTTGGGGGGATACCGTTAACAACGGTATTACTAAATACGTTGATATTGCAGTTGCTGGGGCGTTATCAATTACTTCAACGGTTACTCTTGCTGACACCCTTGGGGATGCTGCGGCTTCAAACATCGGCTCAACAACAGCTCAGTATAGAACGCTTATAGTCCCAGCTTCTGGCCCCTCTGCAAATGTTGTTATAACCGCCCCCTCCTCCAGCAGAACTTACCACGTCATTAATCGTAATGCGACATACACAGTTCAAATCCGTGCTGGGGCAAATTCGGGTGTTACTTTAGCTGCGGGGCAATCAGCCACAGTTGCTTATGATCCTGTTTCGGCGGATTATGTTTTAGTTGGTCCAATTGGCCCCATTACTGCAATTACAGGGCTTACATTAGATTCACCTATACTAAATTCAGCTACTTTTAACGACGGGTACACTGAAGAAGTTTACGCCATCCCTAGTAGCACTATTCCGGCGTTAAGTCCTACTAATGGGTCTATTCAAACTTGGACACTTACTGGAAATTCTACCCCCACCGCAGGTACTTGGGCATCGGGGCAAAGTTTAACCTTAATGGTCGATGATGGTACTGCTTACACAATTACTTGGACTTCTGTAGCAGTCACTTGGAAAACTGATAGTGGCACTGCGCCTGTATTAGTTACTTCAGGATATACAGCAATTGTGTTGTGGAAAGTTGGGGCTACTATTTTTGGTGCTCGTGTAGGTAACGCTTAATGAACGCAGCAAAACTTTTATCAGCGTCTAACTCGTCAGGTGGAGGTGGCGCGTCTATTGTCGGTACAAACAATAATAGTCCTGGTATTACTGCATGGCGTTGGACAACTCAGTTAGGTTTTGGGAATAAATATACTACTCCGTCTGTAACTGATAATAATGCAATGTTTTCCCCTTCATTTTCTCCGGGGGGTAATTATGTCATAGCAGGGCGTTTTAACAGTCCTTATTTAGTAGGTTTTGCTTGGGATAATTCGACGGGTTTTGGGGCTGCAACTACACCAACCTCAACTCCTCCCGGTAAATGTTATGGGGCAGCATTTGCCCCCAACGGAAATGCGGTAGCGTTTGCGGTTGACACTAGCCCTTATATATATGCTTATGCTTGGAGTGGGGGGTTTGGGGCAAAATACTCTAATCCGTCTACATTACCAACAGGAAGTCCAACAAATATTGGCCATCTTATTGCGTTTTCTCCTGATAGTAATGCTTTAGCAATTGCACACCAAAATAGCCCCTATATTACGGTTTATCGTTGGTCTGGAGGGGGTTTTGGAACGAAATTTTCAAACCCAGCAACTTTACCTACGAGGTTTGGCGCTTCGGTTGCGTTTACTCCTGGAGCTATATTTGTTGGTACCGATCTTTCTCCCTACATACTTGCGTATCAATTTAACTCAAGCACGGGGTTTGGCTCAAAATTTACTGACCCAGCTACCGTAGCCTCCGACGCTGCGTATTCAGTTGCCGTTTCTCCTTCAAATGACGCAATAGTTTTTGGTGATTTAGACGCCTATCAATGGAGCGATAGCACTGGGTTTGGAACAAAATATACAAAACCTGGGACTTATTCTACGGTGGGTAGTCTTAGGCAGTATATTTTTACTCCTCTGGGAGATGCTGTTATTTACGCAAACTCTATTGGATCTTCTATATCAGGGCTTTCAGCTATAGCCTGGGACTACACTACTGGGTTCGGTTCTGTATATGCAAATTCTTCTGCGTTCAACGGTGGGGGCGGCGGCAATGGTATTACTATTACGAGACTGTAATGAATAAAAAACAAATACTAATTGATGCAGTAAAGCATCGTGAAAATGAAGTTTTACTTCATCAAATTAACATTGACAACTACACGCTTGCAATTGCTGAAATTGAATTAAATATGCTTGATAAACCACACATGGTTGCTTTCGCAGATCGACTGCGGGAGTTACTTAAATCAAGCATTGAAGAGCAAGACAAAGAAAAAGTGTTACTGAAAGTAATTCGCCAGCAACTAGAATTAATTTCTTAACGGGGTAGATTATGTACGCTTTAGCGCCGGGTCAAACTGTTACAAAATACCCATATAATTTTACGAACTTACGGATGGATAACCCCCAAATTAGTTTCCCATCCCCGCCTTCAGAAGCATTGCTAAATAGCTTCAACGTATACAAAGTAGAAGATACCCCCCAACCGATCTTTCAAAAGGGGCGACAGAAGGTTGTAGAAGATACCCCTGTGCGCGGTGAGTCCGGGTGGTGCAGAGTGTGGAATGTTATAGACCTACCCGCTGAAGAACAGGAAACACTAGCAGCGCAGGAAGGTGCGGTTATTCGCTCGATGCGGGATCAAAAACTTAAAGATTCCGACTGGTCACAGCTCCCTGATGCCCCTGTGGATAAAACGGCTTGGGCTGCTTATCGTCAAGCACTTCGTGATGTGCCTTCCCAAGTTGGGTTTCCTTGGGATGTTCAGTGGCCTGTGGAGCCTTAATCATGGACGATAAAACCCACGAACTAGCAGTTATAAAAGCGCAAGCCAAAATCAGGCTTGAAGAGCTTAAAGCACAAGACTCTGCTAAAGAAGTTGCTGGTAAAGCCATCGGCGAAGATGGCTTGCTTTATATCTTTCTCATTGTGCTTGTGGGTGTCGGCGCGTCCCTTTTTTTAGAAGGCGAGAAAATTGCTGCTGTTATGGGTCTTCTTGGCGCTTCACTTACTGCACTTATCCAGATGCTAAATGGGATTGCAGGCACTGCGCCTAAGCAGGAAAAACCAGAATTTGAAGTTATCAAGGATCTCATCACACGTTTGGACAAGCTTGACCGTGCCGAACCACCCATGCAAGTTGATGTTGAAGGCAGCAAAGTGACGGTTAAAAAAGGTGCCGACATCGTAACGGCTAAGGGATAACCATGTTTGAACTACTCGGCGGTGGTTTGCTTGGCTCCATATTTGGCGGGTTGTTCCGACTCGCCCCGGAAGTCTTAAAGTTCTTGGACAAAAAGAACGAGCGTCAACACGAGCTATCCATGTTCCAGCTACAGACCGATCTGGAGAAGATGCGGGGCGAGTTCAAGATGGAGGAGAAGTATGTTGACTACTCTATCCAGCAGATGGACACGATTAAAGAGGCATTTAAGGAGCAGGCTGAAACAGCTAAGGCAGCGGGTTGGTTTATGGCGTTTATATCTGCTTCAGTTCGTCCCGGTATAACTTGGTTTTTGTTCTTCATGTACGCAGGGGTTAAGGCTGCTTCAATCACGTTGGCTTTTCAGGCTGATGCAAACTGGGCTGATGTCTTAGTAAAAAGTTGGGATGAGGATGATTTTGGGATGTTGTCAATGGTGCTTTCATTCTTTTTTGTTGGTCGCAGCGTAGAGAAGTACCAAAAATCATGACCAAAAAAATTCCTATCAATTGCAGTCATTGCGGCAGACTGTTTGAACGTAAAAATGGTGGAAGAGAAAAACAATGCTCTACAGCCTGTAGGTTTTGGTCTAAGGTAAGTCGTGTTGAAGGTGGTTGTTGGGAATGGCAGTGGTCAGTTTTTAAGCAAACAGGGTATGGGCAGTTTGCGCTTGATTCAAAAACTCCAGTTAATGCTCATCGTATGTCATGGGAGCTTGTTAACGGGACCATACCAACAGGTTTGCTTGTTTTGCACAAGTGTGACAACCGCAAATGTGTAAACCCTGGGCATTTGTTTTTAGGGACGGATAAAGACAATATGCTTGATAAAAAACAAAAAGGTAGGACTTCAAGATATTGGCTTGGTAAGAAGATGCCGGAGGTTATGCTTAAAAAACGCTCTGACAGCATGAAAAAAATCTGGGAAGAACGGCGCAACAAGTCGTGAATGAAGCAAAGAAGCTTTGCAAGGATGTACTGATCAAGCCTTTTGAAGGACTTGCAAAGCGTTTGCCTGACGGACGAGTTCAAGCCTACCCAGACCCCGGAACCCGTGGGCATCCTTGGACAATTGGATGGGGTGCAACCGGACCAAACATTAATCCCGGCACAGTTTGGACTATGCAGCAGTGTGAAGACGCCTTGGATCATCATGTGGAATATTTTGTCAGAGGTTTGGTAAAACTATCGCCTACCATTCAGACTGCGCTACCCCGACGGATTGCCGCCGTGACAAGCTGGGTTTACAATTGCGGCTTAGGGAACTACAGAGTTTCTACCTTCAAAAAGCGTATTGATGTGGGGGACTGGGATGGTGCAGCAGACCAATGTATGCTCTGGAATAAAGCTGCCGGTAGAGTTCTCCCTGGGCTCACTCGCCGTCGTGCTGCTGAAGCTGCCTTAATGAGGTGAGCAATGCCACTTAAAAAAATCCTGTTTAAGCCGGGAGTTAACAAAGAGAACACCCGATATACCAACGAAAATGGTTGGTACGTCAGTGATAAGGTTCGTTTCCGGCAAGGCACCCCTGAAAAAATTGGGGGGTGGACTCGTATATCAGGCTATACATTTCAAGGTGTATGCCGATCTTTGTGGAATTGGGTTACTTTAGGTTTTGCAAATATTTTAGGGTTAGGCACAAACTTAAAATACTATATCGAGCAAGGTGGGCTGTATTTTGACATTACACCAATCCGTGAAACCGCCACACTTACTAATCCTTTTGCGCTCACTGCTTCTACAACGGTTACAGTTACTGATAATTCTCATGGTTGTATTACTGGCGATTTTGTTACTTTTAGCGGGGCATCCGATATTGGCGGTGCTGGCCCTCCCGCTACAAACGTCACAGCTTCAGTATTAAATCAAGAGTTTCAAGTCACTGTAGTTGACGCTAACACTTACACAATCACCATTTCAGTTACACCAAACGCTACAGCTATTGCTGCTTCCCCAGGAGGGGGTACTGTAACTGCTAAATACCAGCTCAATGTTGGCCCTGCATTCGTATCACCTGTTATTGGTTGGGGGTCAGGTGGTTGGGGGTTAGGAACTTGGGGGTTTGGTGTTGCTGGGTCAGATCCTATTCGGTTGTGGTCAGCTAATAATTTTGGCGAAGATTTAGTGTTTGGCCCTAAAGGTGGGGGGTTGTATTACTGGGATGTAAGTAGTGGGACTAGCTCGCGGGGGGTCAACGCTAATACATTAGGTGGTGCGGTTACTTTCACCATTGCTACTCCTTGTGAAGCCACATTCTCTGTCCTACTTGCCGAAGGCACTGCGGTTCAATTTGCCACAACAGGTGCACTCCCCACAGGGTTGTCTACTGGCACTACTTACTATCTACGTAACGTTGATGGTGCCATTGCTAATCTGTCAGCTAGCCCTGCGGGGGCGCTTATTAATACAACAGGTTCTCAATCCGGTACTCATAGTATTAGCCTTCTTGTTGATGTACCCACTAAACAAAACTATATTTTTGTATCCGACACTTCCCGATTCGTAATGTTGTTTGGTACTACGGAATATGGGGATACAGTGCTTGACCCTATGTTAGTTCGATGGAGTAATCAAGAATCAGTGGTTGACTGGGTGCCTTCTGCGCTAAATCAGGCAGGGTCATTGCGGTTATCGCACGGGTCAAAAATTATTACTGCACTACAAACAAGGCAAGAAATTATTACTTGGACTGATTCTTCGTTGTATTCCTTGCAGTATGTCGGTGCGCCCATCGTGTGGTCTTCTCAGCTTATGGGAGATAACATTTCTATCATCAGCCAAAATGTAGCGGTGGTGGCTTCTGGTCGTGTGTACTGGATGGGGGTTGATAAGTTTTATGTGTATGACGGGCGGGTTCAAACGCTTCGATGCGATCTACGCCGCCATGTGTTTAATAACATCAACCAGCTACAGTATGAACAGTGCTTTGCGGGGACTAACGAAGGTTTCAACGAAGTTTGGTGGTTCTATTGTTCTGCCGATTCGACAAGCATTAACTCTTATGTGGTCTACAACTATGTTGAAGACATTTGGTATTACGGAAATCTAGCGCGTACTGCTTGGATTGACTCGGGGTTACGCAACTACCCTATGGCGGCAACGTATTCCTACAACATTGTGAACCACGAAGAAGGTATTAACGACAATGAAACTGACACTACGTTACCTATAAACGCTTACATTGAGTCTTCTGAATTTGATATTGAAGACGGCGAAAACTTTGGGTTTATATGGCGTATGGTGCCTGATCTGACTTTTGAAGGGTCAACTGCAAACACCCCTCAAGTTACTATGACGCTTTACGGTATGAACGGTTCTGGGTCAGGACTAAACCAAGAAGCCTCTAAAGCTGTTGCTCGTACTTCAACAATCACTATCGAACAGTTCACTAATATTATTTACACTCGTATCCGTGGTCGGCAAATGATCATGGCTATTGAATCTGATCAGCTAGATTGTACTTGGCAGCTTGGTGCTCCACGAATTGACATTCGTATTGATGGAAAAAGATGAGTTTTATTCAACATCCCGCTGCACCAAATTTACCCCTTGCGCCAGGGGAGTACGACTCGCGCTATCAAGAACAGCTCAATAACACCCTGCGGTTATATTTCAATAGGCTTAACAACAACTTACTTGCTTTGTTTGGTCGGAATGGGGGTAGATTTTTAGCGTTGCCTTTTGGGGCGTGGTCTAGCGATTCTGATCAAGTAGCTGTTAGTACAACGGCAGCGTACGCCGTTACCTTTGATGTTGCCGATATTGTGGATAGTGTTTATCTGTCTGGCAATTCAAAGATGACCACTACTTATTCTGGGGTATATAACCTACAATTCAGCATACAGTTCGCTAATACAGATACGCAAATCCACGATGTTGATGTCTGGGCGGCGATAAACGGCACAAACGTACCTAACACTAACTCAAAGTTTTCAGTTCCTAATAGTCACGGTGGTACAGACGGGCATTTGATTGCTGCGCTTAACTTGTTCTTATCTATGAATGCGGGTGATTACGTTGAGTTGTATTGGCATACCGACAATACGGGCGTTAAAATTGAGCAGATTAACGCTGCTTCTTCCCCCACACGCCCTGCCACCCCCTCAGTAATTGCTACGATGGTGTTTGTTTCAGCGCTACCGGAACCATAAATGAGCACTTCTGCCAAAACGCTGACCCCTGAGCAACAAGCTGCCCTTGCTAAACTGCAAAGTTTTCAGCAGCAAAAAGCTCTTAACGACTATTTATCAAGTCGGGCTACGCAATACGGCGCAACCCCCAAAGGTGCAAAGTCTGACACAGGCTGGACTGCGGGGGAAACGTTAGTCAACCCATTTGCTGGATTAAAAGATTTTGGTAAGAAAAACGTTGATATTTACGGTACCGATGAGCAGATAAGCAACGTAGTAGGGCAGGAAGAAAGAGCAAAGACTGCTAGCGATCTGATGCGTGAGAAGTTTGGCGAGCAGTTAGGGCATAAGTCTACGTTTACTAAAGCCTATAAGAAGGACGAAAAAGGCAACCCCGTTGAAGTAGAGTTAGATTCTCTCACGCCAGAAGAAATTAACTCGGGTAATGTTGTGCTGTTTATGGGCGGTAAAACGGGGGGTACCGAACGCGAGCGCATGGCGCAAGCTTACCTTCCTCAAGGTGACAAACTTATACCTATTGGCGATCCTAAGTATTACAAAGGCGAACACCCCGATGCTAAGAATGTAGCCAATGCCTTAAAAATTGCTGCGATTGCTTCTCTTCCTTTTGGTGGGGTTGGTGGGTTGCTTAGCGGGGTTACTGGGACTGCGGGTGCTGTGGGGGCTGGTCTTGCTACGGCTGGAGTAGAAGGGGCGCTGTCTCAAGCTGCGTTAACAGGGGGATCTGGGTTGGCAGGTACTTTAGCTAGTGCAGGACTCCCTTCATTTGCTGCTGATGCTGCGGCTAAGGCTTTAGTTTCTGGAGTTGTTAGTGGTGGACTTGGAAAGTTAACAGACCAGCCGTTTTCCAAAGGGTTTAAAACTGGGGCTACATCTTCGTTGGCTTCAGATGTAATAGGTGCGGGAGTTAATAAAGTCGCCCCTGATATGTTTAAGGGGCTTGGTTCTTTAGAAGTACCTACTAAATCGTTAGCTACATCAGCTCTGACGGCAAAAGCATTAGGTCGGCCTTTTGATATTGGGCAAGCAGTCAAAGGTGCTGCAATTAATTATGGGTTAAACCAAGCTGGGCAAGCTGCTAATATCGATCCTAAACAGCAAGCTGCTGTGATGAAGTTTTTAAATTTTGCTGCACCAATGATTGCAGCTCGGCGCAAGCCAGGAGGTTGAGATGAGTGATGATTATCAAGAAAATAGACGAAGATTTTTATCTGATTTTTCTGATGATTATGGTGAAGGTCCGTATTCTGAGTATGATCCTTCTTCGCTTAATTTTGATCTTATCAAATTTCCAGGATTAGGTGGACTTGACTACGCAGGGAGTGATTTTGGGTATCAAGATTTAGATTTTGCTGGCAATATTTTTACTGACCCAGAGTTATTTAATGCTTTCGCTAAAGCTAATCCAGAAGATGCTGAAATACTCAGAACTGCGTTTTTAGGGAACCAAGCTAGAGACATTGATGACGCTAGTATATCTGAAGACGTTATTTATACCGGTGACCCGGATAATTCTTACAAAACAGCAGAAGAAAATAAATTTAACCGTCAGACTACAGGAGTGCCTGTTGGAGACCCAGATGACCCAGATGGTACCAAGAAACTAGCAGCCATAAGCGGGGATAAATCTTCCATAACCGATAAACTTAAACAAGCAATAGCTAAACTTACTGGGCTTGATGAAGATACGGTTGGTGAGCTTGGTAAATACGGACTTCTTGCTGGTATAGCTAAGATGGCATATGACGACGCCCAAAGAGCCCGTGAAGAAGCAAGGGGAGCATCGGGTAAGGCGGGTACTGCGGTTAGGGCTGTGCGGACACCTTCGGGGTCAACGAGATATATTAAAGCTGCGTCTGGTGGGATAATGACGCTAGCGGGTGGAGGCTCAGTACAGCCTATGTATCTTGGTGGGGTTACTGATGGTATGGCTGATGAAGTTCCCGCGCATATTGATAACAAAAGACCTGCTGCGCTTAGTGATGGCGAGTTTGTAATACCTGCCGATGTGGTTAGTCATCTTGGGAATGGTAATTCTAACGCTGGTGCCAAACGTCTTTATGAAATGATGGATAGCATACGTGAAGCACGTACAGGCAATAGTAAACAAGGCGTTCAAATTAATCCCAACAAATTTTTGCCGGGGTAATCATGGCTAGTAAACCTATTTCAAAAGCTGACGCAGCCGCTTATTTAAAAGAGTATAAAGATGTAGCTGACGCGTATGCCCAATATGAAAATCTGTACACGCCTGAAGAATTTGTACAGATTCATTACGACCTGCACGGCAAAAATGAGAAACGTATTCCCCCTAACGAATACTTATTCCAAAACCCTGATGTTGCTAAAGCTTATGTAGAAGATAATTACGGTATGAGCCCTGAAGATTTTGTACAGGCTCATTATTTAAAGTATGGGCAAAAGGAAAAACGAGAAGCCCCAGACGAATTAGATAAGTATTTTATTGATAACCCTGATGTTGCTAAAGCCTATGCAGAAAACGATTATGGGTTAACTCCAACTGAACTTGCTAATGTGCATTATGAAAGATATGGGCAAAAGGAAGAACGAAAAGCTCCCTCCAATGTTTTAGATGATGCAGAAATTAACGACCTCATTAAGTTTGTTAATACAGGGTCGTTAGATCGAAGCATTATTGGTCAAGATACTGTTGTAGATGATAGGGAGATTTTTTACGATGTACCTGATACTGGTACAGGCACAGGCACGGGTACAGGCACGGGTACAGGCACGGGTACAGGCACAGGTACAGGCACAGGTACAGGCACGGGTACAGGCACGGGTACAGGCACAGGTACAGGCACGGGTACAGGCACAGGTACAGGCACAGGTACAGGCACAGGCACGGGTACAGGCACAGGTACAGGCACGGGTACAGGCACAGGTACTGGGGGAGATACGCTTGTAGGGGGGTCGGGCGTAGATTTAACAGGGTCTTCTGGGTTAAGAGATTTTTACCTCCCTTACGTTGAAGACAATTTAGAAGCAATGAGTGCGCTTATAAATAGGCGCAAAGCCCCTGGGTATGAAGATAGGAAATTTGGTACGCATTATGGAAAAGATACTGCCGATGCGTTAAAAGGGTTATACGATACTCGTGCGTATATGTTAGGCACAAAAACTGCCCCTGAAAGTTACGCAGGGCCGACAGCGCCTAAATTTGATACGTTTAGTTTCCTAAAAACAGATAAGGATAAGGTAGATCGCCCGTCTGATAAATACACAGTTCCAAGTTATACGTTTACAGACTCTACGAAGTTTAAAAGACCTACTGACGATACGTCTGGGGTTAGTGGGTTAGAAAAATATACTCCGTACAAATATTCATTTGCATCATCCCCAACTTCGGAGGATGGCGAGTTCCACACAATGGCTTCCCAACCCCTAGGTAAACGTGGGGGTGGCCTTTTATCTTTAATGCCGTCATATGCAGACGGTGGTACGGTAACCCAACCACCTGCAACCACAACCCAACCACCTGCAACCCAACAACCTGCAACCATAACCCGACCACCTGCAACCCAACCTCAACCGTACACAGCGCAGACTGTACCTTCTACGTTTACAGCCCCAACAACTACTTACAGTTCAAATACGTACTCATCGGGCTACACTGAACCTACAACCCTATATAAAGGTCCGGGTGATACAGGAATTACTACCGAAAAATTTAACGAAGCCGATATGAATCGGTTTATTAATCCTTACACATCCAAAGTTACAGACCCTCAAGTAAAGGAAGCTAAGCGTCAAGCAGAAATAGCAAGACTAGGGCAAGCTGCTCGGTTTGCTCAAGCTGGTGCGTTTGGTGGGTCGCGTTCAGCTATTGCCGGAGCAGAATTAGATCGTAATCTTGCTACTCAGATTGGTGATATTTATGGTAAAGGACAGAAAGAAGCTTTTGATACTGCGCTAAAAGGTTTTGAATCCGAGCAAGGACGGATGTTGACTGCTGCTACAGAAACTGAACGGGCTAAACAAGCCGCAGGGCAGCAAGCTCTAACTTCCGCAGAAGCTAAAGCGCGTTTAGGTTTACAAGCCGCAGACATCACAGAAAGATCAAAACAACAGGCTGCTTTGTTGGGGTTAGATACTGCTAAAGCGGGTGCTGAATACAACCAACGTGCAAGAGAACTTCAACAAAAAGCTGAGGAAGCCGCAGCTAGGGGTGATCAGTTTGGGCAAGAATTAGCCTTAAACCAATTAAAGGAACAGAATTTACAAACAAGATCTGAACGTGAACTTCAACAACGTGCAGAAGAAGCAGCAGCTAAAGGTGAACAGTTTAAATCTGAACTCGCTATGCGAGAAAACGAGCTAACACAAAGAGCTGAAGAAGCAGCAATGCGTGGCGATATGGAGTCCGCCCGGTACAATCTAGATTTACTAAAAGAAATGCGGGCAGCGGCAGAATCCGACAGAACGTTTGCATCTACGGAAGAACGTAATGCTTATTTAGACCCCTTTAGGGAATTGTTGATGGGTCAACAAATGTTAACCGGTATGCCGATTCAAGCTGGGAGCACCGGAATAAGTCCTTCGATGGAAGCTCTTATGGCCGCATATGGGCTAAACACACTTACAAGCTCAAACACTAAAACTAAATCTGGGGGTTGAACATGCCAATTCCATTTCCACCTGATGGGCCCCAAGTTCAAGCGGCGCTTCAAAAAGTACCTACTCCCCAATTGCAACAATACGCATCAGGGCAACCTCCACAACCTACAGGGCAAGTTGCGCCCGGACCAATGGGCGCGGCGGCACAAGCTCTTAATGCTCGCGGTGCTATGGGGGCAGCTAACCAACGCCAACAAGCTATGCAAAATAACCCTGCAAATAGTCCGACGATCTTTCAGCAAAAAGACATGGAGCTTCAACAAAAGGCTCAACAACTTGCTGCGATGGGTCAGCAGATGCAACAGCAAATGCAGCAAAAGGAACAACAGTTGGGGGTTATGGGTGCACTTATGGCTAAGAAAGCCCAAGCACTTCAAGCCCGAGAGCAAGGTCTAGCTATGCTACCTATCTCTGAAAATATGTTTACTGCTATGAATGGCGGTATTGTGTTTTCTCGTGGCGGCGGTGTTGAGGGGTATGCTAGTAGAGGTTTAGTGCAAAGTCCTGGGTTGATCGATCCGCTTCGTGAAGATCGAATAGCGGAAGGGTTTACTGAACCCGGAGTAATGGATAGGGCAAGTAGTGAAGAAGATCCTGCGAATCCACTACAACAAAGCATAGCTAATATCAGAACTAAACTTGCTCAATATGAGGCGGCGCTTAGTCGTGCTAATTTACCCCCAGAGAAAAAAGCAGAGTTACTAAAAGCCGCAGAAGAAAAACTTACTGGGCAGTATGAGAAGTACAAACAAGGTATTGGGGGGTTAGATGAGGAAACCGCTGCTGCTATCCGTGGTAAGCCCTTTGATTTGCAAAGAGGTATTGCTGCTGGGCTTGCTTCACTTCCTGCGGATTTAAGAGGCGTTCGTGTAGCTGGGCTTATGTCTAAGTTAGCCGGTGGTGTTGCGGGAGAACGAGCTAGAGTAGAAGAAAGAGAAGGTAAAGCTGCTCAATACCTTGCAGAAGCTAAGCGTAAAACCGCCGCTGCGGATCTTGCTGAAGAGCGCGGACGCCCAGATCTTGCTAGAAAACTTATTGCTGATGCTGAAAGCGATACGGCTAAAGCCGCAGACGTTGAAGCAAAAGCTGCTAAAGCCGGTATTGAAGCTGAAACGGGAATTGCAGGGTTAGAAAACAAAGCCGCTCTCCAAGAAGCTAGGTTAGAAGCGTCTAAAGCAGCGGCGCAAAGATCTGCTGAGCTTAGAGAGCAAAAACTAAAAATTGACGAACAGAGACTAAAGATTGACGAAGCGCTAGCTCAAGGGCGTATAAGTACACTGCAAGCTAATGCTGCAAACACCGCGCTTAATCAACAAATGAGAGCGTTAGAGCTGGACAATAAAAATCTGCAAACTCAGATTCAGCTAGGTAATGTACGATCACAAGTGCAAGATAGAGTGAACAAAGCTTTAGAAAACGACCCAGCTTATTTTAGAATATCTAATTCAATTGATAAGTTAATGCGGAAAGACAAGTTGTCTAAAGAAGAAGATGCTAAATTAGATTCGTTATTGGAACAAAGAAACCAGATAGTAAATGCTAAAAGAGAGGAATACGGGATAAATACGCTTCCTTCTTCAGGAACTATGCCTTCACAAGCAGCTAAAGCGTTACCAAGTAAAGTTTCAGTTGGAGGTAAATCTTTTGATCGACCGTCAAATTTTACCGATGAACAGTGGCGGAAATACATAAAAGACACCGGCGCTAAGGCTGAATAATATGTCTCCTCAAGAGTGGCTTGCTTCTCAAAAAAGTGCGGCGCAACCGCGCCCTATGTCGCCTGAAGAATGGCTTGCAGCTCAAAAATCACGGGCGGGACGCCCCCCTGTAGAGGAAGAAGAATCAATATTCCGTCAGGTTGCTGACGTACCTTTAAGTATTGCTAAAGGGGCTACGCAGGGTGTCCGTATGATTGCGGATGCTTTTGGTGCAGGTAGCGAAACTTCAAAAACAATTAGGGGTGCTGAAGATTACATAGCTGGTTTAATGTCGGCGCAGTCTAAGAATGATTCTAAAGAAGTTGCTAGGATCATGAAAGAAGCCGAAGATAAAGGTGTTCTTGAAAACGTAAAAGCAGGACTAAAAGCCTTTACCGTTGCCCCTGTTGATTTACTTACTTCTGCTTTAGGCAACGCTGCCCCTGCGATTGCTGCTACTGTATTAGCCACATTAAGTGCTCCTGCTAGCGTTCCTGCTGCTCTTGTCGCTACAGGTACTGCACTTGGTGTTGGCGCAACTATGGGCGCAGGTACCGTTAAAGGTACGATTTACGAAGAAACCAAAAACGCACTTAAAGAAGCAGGGGTTAAAGACGAAAAAAGAATAGAGGAAGTTGCGCTAAAGGCGCAAGAATATGGCGGTAAAAACCTAGATATGATTCTTGCCGGTGCTGGCCTTGGCGCAATCGCTTCACGTTTTGGAGCTGAGAAGCAGCTTGTCGGTGCGTTAACAAAGAAAATCACCGCTAATGTAGCGGCTAAGGAAGCAGCAGAAACTGCGGCTGTTAAAACAGGAACGGGCGCTGCGGTTAAAAAAGTTCTTGCCGAATCGGGTAAGGAAGCTGTGCCGGAGTTTGCCCAAGCAGCTCAAGAAAAGCTTGCTGAAAATATTGCACTGCAACGTACGGGTGAAGCAGAAGGAATTAAAGCGTTGGCTGAAACGCCAACAATGCGAGGTGTGGTGGGCGCTGCTACGCTTGAAGCGCTTGCTGGTGCTGCACTAGGTGGAACTTTATCTACTCGTGAAGCATTACAGATCGCTCGTGGACGAGGCGCGACCGATGAAGAACTACAACAACTCCAAGCCAAGATTGATGCAGAGCAGCTAGCAAAGCAGAAAGAAGATCTTCAAGGGAAAGCCGCTGCGGTAAACGTAGAAGATGTTGCTACTAGGACGCAAGAGCTTGCTAAAGAACCTGCTACTGCTGGTGACGTATTAACTGCTGCTACTCAAGCAGCACAAGAAAAGCTAGCTGAAGAAGCAACTCCAGAACAAAAAGTAGCGGAAGCTTCTACTAAAGTTGACACGCTAACTGCACGGGTTGATGAACTTACTGATGAGTACATTGCTGCGGGAGAATCTCCCGACCAAGCAAAAATTAAAGCTGCTGCTCAAGCTGCGGAAGAGGAAAAAAATGACCAAGAAACTGAGCAGGCCATACAAGAACTTGCAGAAGTTCAAGCCGAAGCCGGAAAGGAGGCAGAAGATGCTGCTAAAGCTATCGAACAAGGAGGTGGAGAAAGCGTTCCAATTCCTAGCGAACCCGTTGGAGGAGTACCCACCGAAGGAGTTGAGCCATCTGTCACCGCTGGAATGGAACGCCCTGCACCATCTGCTGAACCAACTGTACGAGGAGAAGAAGTACCATCCGGTGCAGTAGAGTCTTTAGAAGACCTTTTAAATCAAGACAGAAAAATTTTTGCTAGTCTTCAAGATGCGTTAAAGCGCCAAGATATAGTAAACGAAGCTATAGCTAAACTGGAAAAAGCTCCCAGTATTAAGGTTCCAGACGAAACCCCACCTTCGTTTTCCGGCACATATGTTGAACGCGCTAAACAGGCTGCTGATTATGCTGCTAATCGTTTAAAGCTTTTAGAAGCTGCTGAAAAACAAGACGCAGAAAAAAATCGTTTATTAAAAGAAAGCAGTAAAATAGATAGAGAAACAATTGCAATAACAGATAAGCTTTTTGAAGTCCGTAGAAAAATAAACAGTATAGAAACAAAGGAAACCCCCAGTGTCACTACGCCCCCTGAAGCCCAGCAAGCAAAAGAAGAGGGAGCAGCAGCGCCTGCTGAAGGAACAGAAGTGGCAAAGCCTGCCACAGCAGCCAAACCTGCCGGTGTACCAAAGGCAGCAGCCCCCCAAGTAACGATCATCAATCAGTATTCTGGCAAGAACACAGACGGTCAGAATACAAAAGATCTTGTACTCTCAAACGGAGAGACCGTTACTATTACGAATGTAGGTGAAGGGCGTAAACCTAAGTGGGTTAGGCGTGTAAATGGTGAGGAAGAAGTCCTTGGCACTAACTTAAAAGATGCGTTTCTAAAAGTTAGATCTGATGCTGTGCCTACTGGTCCTGCGCCTAAACGTGGTCCGAAGCCTAGACTAACTGAAGAAGAGAAAGAAACCCGTGCCATTGAGTCGGGGATGCGTACCGAGGAACTCAACGCAGTTGAAAACATTATTCTTTCTACTAAGAAGCTAAAAGGTTCTGATCGTCCTGGTTTGGCTACGATGTTGGATCTGTTCCTTGGCCCAAGACCCGAATCTAAAGCTTCCATGCAGCAGTACCACGATACTTTCATGAAGGGTATTGAGGGTCAGTTTGCAAACATTGGTAATCCAGAAACTAAAACAGAAGCTCTTAACGACTATATAACTAAGAGAGTGCTCCCTGTTTTGGAAGAGCTATATCGTATTGGCACTGATCCGAAGTATGCGAACACTCGCATCCGTGATCTTGCTATGAGTAACTTTGAGCGTGGTCCTAGCAACATTAAGAAGGGCATCATAGCGCGAGCTGAACGCCGCAAAGAAGCGGTTAAGCCTGTAGAGAAAGAAGAAGTTGTTAGCGAAGAACCCATAGTCACACCCCAAGCACCTACTGGCCCTGCACCAAAAATAGTTGTTAAGAAAAAACGGACGATTGAGAAGCCTGAAGTATTGAAGCAAGCGCGTGGCGCAAGATCTGTTACCGATGTAAACATAAACACGGCAATCAACAATGTCCGTGCGCCTGTGATCAAAGACCCCACTGCTAAGAGAGCTGCTGGCGCAATTGTTGCATCAACTAGGGATGGCTCGTTTGAAAACGAATTGGCTAAGCGCCTCCGTACCGTAGTGGGGGATACACCGTTTGTCATTGTCGAACCTAATGACCCTAACACTAAACTACGTAAAGCGTTTGAAAAATTAGAAGCAAGGGGTATTTATTCTGCAAATGAGGATTTGTTGGGGGATTCTGCACCAAAGGGAATTATTTACGTAGCTGGTGCTAAATACGGCAATACCAAGCAAGGAGTAAACAATCGCACTGCGCTTCATGAGCTGTTACATGCGGGGTCTTACGCAAAGATCAGACAAGGTCAGGCTATTCTAGAAACTGATGAGAAGTCTACTGACCCTCGCGCTGTTGCGGTTCGTAAGTTAGAAGATTTGCGCAATGCAGTAAGGGTGAAGTATGAGAGGGAAGGTTACTCCAAATTAACTCCTGGGTTGCAAAAAATCCTATCCGAAGATGGCGGTAGTGCGCTGTACAGCCTCGATGAGTTTTTTGCCTATGGTATGACTGACCCTGAATTTCAGGCGTATCTAAAAACTATAAACGTAGGTAGGATACAAAAACCAGAATCTGCGTTTAGTGCGTTTGTAAAAATTATTCGTGCAGTGCTTGGCATAAGTAAAGATTTTGAGTCCGCACTAGCAAACCTCATTGAAGTTAGTGACACATTACTCACGACGGAACCTAAAGCCGATGTTGCCGACGCGCAAGCTAAAATAGAAATACTTAGCCAAAAGCAAGACGTACAGACCGCTGCCGATGTACAAGTCAAATATGCTAACGACGTAATCAATACGCCTCGTAGCCAAGGCCCATCTGTATCGCTGCTTGATCAGGCTATAGCCAACGGTATGGATCTATCTAGTCAGGCTGAGCTTGCTGGTGCTGTTGCAGAAGGTGCTATGTCTGGTGCTAGGAAACATATTCTTGGTGCGTTTACTCCTAGCCAACTTGCAAAACTTGCCGTAGAAAAAGTCCCTGCGCTTACTCGTGTCGTAGATCTTGGTCGGAAGTTCAACGCTAAGCGTCAGCAATATCTTGACTATATGAAAAAAGTTATGAAGCCGTGGCTTAAGCTTCAACGCAACGACCGTGAACAGAGTCAGTTGCTTGCCACTATCATGCACCTTGCTACGGTTAACGGCATAGACCCAAGCATCCCCGGTAAAGATCGTCTTGCATCCACGCCTCAGTCAGATACCTTGGATGATCTGTGGGAAAAGCTTGGTGAGCCAGCGCGTGAGATTTATATCGATGTACGTGACTACTACGCTAAGCAATACGAAAAGTACAAAGAGCTTTTGAATAAGCGCATCGAAATGATGAAGATCTCCGATGAGGAGAAAACTAAGTTTATGGATCTGCTCAAGAAACAATTTGAGTCAGACAAAGTAGCTCAGCCTTATTTCCCTCTTATGAGATATGGAGAGAACTGGTTGCGTGTTGGCAAGGGCAAGGACATGGAGTTTTATATGTTTGAGTCCGCCTCGGAGCGCAACCGCTTCGCCATCCGTAGAGCTAAGGAGATGGGCAAG